CAGGGTTCAGCAGATATGATTTTGCAATAGGTGGTGGCTTGAGAAGAGGTACTGTGAATGTGATTGGTGCTCGACCCAAAACAGGAAAAACGTTACTAGCTGACAATATGGGGGTTCATATAGCCCGCCAAGGAATTCCTGTGCTGAACCTAGATACTGAAATGCGTAAGGAAGACCATCAGAACAGATTGATGGCTATGCTTGCTGGCGTTGAAATAAATGATATTGAGACTGGCTCTTTTGCCAACAGTCACCTTAAGCATGAAAAGGTGATGAGCGCTGCTCAAGAGATGAAAGATATTCCATACTACTTTAAGTCGATTGGAGGAATGTCTTTTGAAGATCAGGTTTCTATTATGCGTAGATGGCTTGCTAAGGTAGTTGGTATAAACGACAAGGGTAGAGCCAATGACTGTGTTATTATATATGACTATTTGAAGCTAATGGATTCTGCTGAGATCAGAGGAGATATGAAAGAGTTTCAGGTTTTGGGCTTTATGATGACCGCCCTCCACAACTTTGCACTTAGATATGAAGTTCCAATTCTTTCTTTTGTGCAGCTAAACAGGGACGGGATTAACAAAGAAACCACCGATACTGCCTCTGGCTCAGACAGGATTATCTGGCTTTGCTCTAACTTCAGTATTTACAAACATAAATCCGACGAAGAGATTGCAAAAGACGGCCCTGAAAACGGAAACAGAAAGCTTGTTCCTGTCATTGCAAGACACGGAGAAGGACTTCAAGATAAAGACTATATAAACATCATGATGAATGGTGCTTACGCTCAGATCACTGAGGGGAAAACGGCATTTGAATTAGAGGATAATATTTACGAAGATGAACCAGAAGAATACTCAGCCTCAGAAGACATCCCATTCGTATAAGTATGGGGACTACGGAAAACTAAAACAATTATCTTCACTTGCGGCTCAACATATTGATCAGATTTATGAATATTTCGGCATAAAAACCGGATATAAGAATGAAGTGCTAATAAAGTCGTGCTGTCCTATTCATGGAGGTGACAATCCAACAGCACTCAATATGTACTATAATGGAGACTATAAGGTTCATTATAAGTGTCGTACACATCAATGCGAGGAAATATTTGGGAATAGCCTTATTCATTTCATAAGAGCTTGCCTTTCTAGATTCAAATACAACTGGGAAAAAGAAGGGGATAAAGAAGCGACTTTCTCAGAGGCTGTAGAATTTTTGCTTTCTTTTTTGAAACAAGACTTCGATCAACTAAAGAGCGAAACCGTCAATATAGAAAAGATGAAGTTTGGCAGTTTAGTAAATTCTATATCATCTAAAAAAGCTAGAGGGCTCGGCATAACACAGGATCAGTATCGCCAGAAGTTAGACGTTCCAGCAAAATACTATGTTGATAGAGGTTTTGATCGTTCTATTTTAGAAGAGTATGATGTAGGCTACTGCGACACGCCCGGAAAGCCAATGTATCAAAGAGCTGTTGTGCCTATATATGATAATGAGCATAAATATATAGTCGGATGCACGGGAAGAAGCATATTTAAGAAGTGCCCTAAATGCAACAATTATCACAATCCTAATCAAAAGTGCAGACACTTTCCTAAATGGTTACACAGTAAAGGCTTCCAAAAGGAAAAGTGGTTGTATAATTACTGGAAGGCAAAAGATTATATCTTAGATACTGGAGTTGCAATTTTAGTTGAATCTCCGGGCAATGTGTGGAGACTGGCTGAGGCCGGAATACACAATGCGGTTGCTATATTTGGAACTGCCTTTAATAATGATCAAAAGCATTTATTAGATGAGTCTGGCGCCCTATCTATAATTTGCTTAATGGACAATGATGACGCAGGAAAGAAAGCTGCTGAAAAAATAGAAGAAGTTTGTGGTAGGCTTTATAGGTTATACTTTCCAAACTTTAGCGCAAATGACGTAGCGGATCTAAATGTAGATAGCGTTACATCTGATATAAAACCTTTTATACAACAAGCTATGGACGTTTATAAGGAGATTTAAATGAGCCACAAAGAAAATGCTATTGATTATTTAACGAAGAAGGCACTTACAGATAAAGCAAAAGCTGAATTGTCTTTAGAATTACTACTAGAAAAAGCTGTCGGAATTGGAGACCACTCTACTGGAGATTTCTATGAGAACTTAGATGAGGCTCTAGATACTTTAGTAGATGCTATTGACCGACTAGAAGTTATTGAAAAATATTACGGAGCTAAATAATGACTCAGATTGTTGGATTTGCAGGCAAGAAACAAAGCGGCAAGAATACAGCTTGCAATTTTGTAGTTGCTATGAAATTGGCAGAGCTTGGTATTTGCAAAGCCTCTAGAATGTCAAACGATGGACTTATAGAGGTGACTGATGTATTTGGAGAAAACCCAACTAGCGAAGAGTTTTTTGCTTTTGCAAAGCCCTATGTTGATGTTGATGCTCTCTTTAACAATGAGTTAGGTGAATTTATTAAAGTCTATGCTCTAGCTGACACACTAAAAGAAATGTCTGTAAAGATTCTTGGGCTTAGAGAAGAACAAGCTTTTGGTAGTGATAAGGACAAGAATAGCAAAACAAGCCTAAGATGGGAAGATATGCCCGGAGTTATAAGTCCCGGAGAGCTTAAGCACAAAGGTTTCACTAGACAACAAGCAAGTTCTTTAGGGCTAATGGTGCATGCTAAAGGCAAAATGACTGCTAGAGAAGTTTTGCAGTATGTGGGAACAGATATTTTCAGAAAGATGAACCACAATGTCTGGATCAATTCTTTTTTCTCAAAGGTCAAGTCTGATAACTCCGAAGTTGCTCTTGTTTCTGATGTTCGGTTTACAAACGAAATTCAGCAGATTCAAGAAAATGGCGGCTACGTCTTAGGTCTTACCCGAGACATATATAAGGGTGGGGATAGTCACGCTAGCGAATCAGAGCTAGACGAGGCTTTGTCTATGTGCGACACAATAATAGACAATTCCGACTTAACATTAGCTGAACAAAATGAAAAAATTTATTATTCATTAGAACACCTAGAGAATGTGTTGCCTTCTCTAGTTCCTCCAAAAAGATAGGATAAAAACATGGGAATCCCAATAGTCTATTTTAGAAGCAGCTCCTTTAACTGCCACAGGATGTGCCCTATGCAGTATTACATGGAGTATACTCTAGGATGGAGGGGAACTTCCGGAAAAAAAGCCGACAAAGGCACGATTGTCCATAAGGTTCTTGAGCTGACAGCCTTGTGCAAGAAAGCTCTCCAAGACGGTTATGAGACATTCAATGATCATGAAATTGGCGAAATTCAAACTGCGAACTATGACTCAGAATATCTCGACGAAATAATTGATCGAGTATATGAATATTATACATCTAGGCTCCAACACCATAAATGGATACCATCGGATAAAAAACATTGTCGAGCTTGGGTCTGGAAAATATTTGACGATCACGAAGGAATGTTTGATCCTAAAAACAGAAACATTGTTGATGCCGAGCCGCACTTCGATTTTGAGATTGAGGAAGATTGGGCAAAATACAGTTATAAACTGGAAGACGGGACTATACTAGAGGGCAATCTAGCCCTTAAGGGTACAATAGACTTAATAACAGATGTTGATGATGGCGTTTACGAAATCATAGACTGGAAAACTGGGAAGAGGCTTGACTGGGCTACAGGAAAGCAAAAGACTCCGGCAAAGCTGCAAAAAGATATTCAGCTTAGAATGTACCACCTTGCCGCCAAGAAGCTTTATCCAGACGTAGACACATTCCTAGTCACTATACATTTTATGAATGATGGCGGTCCGTTTACAGTTCACTTTCAGGACAGCGATATCCCGATAACTTTAGAAATGATTCGTAAGAAGTTTGAATTAATTAAAGATACAGAATGTCCACAGCTTAATAAAAGTTGGAAATGTCGCAAGCTCTGCTCTTCAGGCAAGACCACATTTGAAGGTACAGATATTGATCCTTTAATAGAGCGTCGTTTTGGAGCAGTATCTAAGTATGGAGAGTATATGACCAAGTGCGAGCAAACAAAATACATGATTGAGAAACATGGAATAGAATGGGTTACTCAGAATATGATGTCTCCAGAACATGTAATAGGTAAATACAAGGCTCCGGGTGAAGTATGATCTCATTACCCTTCTCTCAGGAAATGATAGACAGCGCTAAGTTAAAAGCAAAGTCTCTAGGATCTATCAACAATTCTATATTAAGAGGCGCTGGAAATATAGCTGGGTATTTAGGAGAAGAGGCTTTAGCTGCATATATAGACGCTGACATAGTTAGCAACAATAGAGGGCTTGATAAATATAATCATGACCTACTATTGGAAGATGGGCATCGAATAGAAGTTAAAACAAAGAGAAGGACAGTTGCTCCTAAGCCCCATTATGATGTCTCGGTAGCTGAGACTAGCAAACATCAGCAGCCAGATATATATGCCTTTATAAGTCTTGAATTTGATAGAGCAACTAAAAACCATCCTAAGAAATACTACGGCTTAAAAAAGGTCTGGTTATGCGGGTTTATGGGAGCGTGTGACTACTGGGAAGTGGCTAAGTTGTGGAAAAGCGGACAAATTGACAAAAGAAATAATTTCAAAACGCATGTTAACATGTATAATTTACCTATACGAGAATTACATGAAAATATTTGGGAACTAGTAAGATGAAATACGTGCCACTCCATGTCCATAGTGAATACTCTCTATTAGATGGACTTTCACAAACAAAGCATATAGCAAAGCGTCTTGAAGAGATAGAGGTGGATGCTTGTGCCCTAACAGATCACGGAACAGTTTCAGGAGCAGTAGACTTCCATAAAACAATTTCTAATGGGTTTAAGCCAATACTTGGGTGTGAACTTTATCTTTCAAAACAAGAAGCTACTTTGAAAGATCCAAGCAATGCAAAGCTAATGCATCAGGTAGTCTTAGCAAAAGATCTTGAAGGTTGGAAGAAACTACTATCCCTAGTTTCAGAGTCAAACAATCCAGAGCACTTTTATCATAAGCCAAGAGTAGGTCTCGACACTTTTCTTGAGAGCGTATCACAGTCTAGCAAGCTAGTATCATTCAGTGGTCACTTGGGGTCTCACCTTGCAAACACTGTATTAGATAATCCTAACTGGAAGAATGACGGAATAAGACAAGCTGAGAGAATGCAAGAGGCATTTGGCAAAGGGAACTTCTATATTGAAATTCAGCTAATTGATTCTTTAATTAATAAAAAAGCAAAAGAGGTGGCTGAGAAGTTGAGAGAGATATCTGAGGCCACGGGAATTCCTTGTGTAGCAACTCCAGACGCACACTATTGTAAGAGAGAAGATGCTCATGATCAAAGGGTGCTACTATGCACTTCAATGAGAAAAAGCATAGGACAGGTGCAGAATGAGTTAAAGCAGGGTAAGTCAAAATCTCTTAAGGCATTTTTTGAGTCTGATAACTATCATATTCCAAGCTATGACGATATGAAAAGGTTCCACACAGATAAAGAGCTAGATGCTACTTTGGAAATTGCAAATATGTGTAGCGAATATAATATTCTAGGCCCTCCTAATCCTCCTGTATTTGACTGTCCTAATGGAATGTCTCCAAATGACTATCTTAGATACTTGTGTCGTGAGGGATGGAGCGAAAAGATGAACCATATAGATAAGCATCATGATATGTTTGACACTTATGGTTCGAGGGTGAATAAAGAGATCAAGATTTTTACCGAGACAAATCTATCTAGTTACTTCCTAATCGTTAGAGATATTCTTAAATATGCTGACTCTAAGGGCTATTTGACTGGGCCCGGTCGTGGCAGTGCTGCGGGATGTATGGTCTCTTACCTAATGGATATAACTAAAATTGACCCAATCCCGTACAATCTTATCTTTGAGAGATTTTACAATGCTGGGCGTAATGCAGGCGGTAGGGTGTCTATGCCCGATATTGATATTGACGTTCCTAAGTGTGGTCGTGAAGATATAATCGACTATATCAAGAAAAAGTACGGCAAAGACAATGTAGCACAGATTATTACTTTCCAAACGCTGAAAGGAAGAGCTGCTCTTAAACGAGTTATGGCTGCTCGTGGAAACATTAGCTTTGATGAGCAAAATGCTATTACATCCCATCTACTAGATGAGTCAAAAATTGCTGACGAGCTGCAGGACATGAGAGATGAGCTTGGGACTTCGTCAGTTATTAGCTGGGCATTGGAAAATAAATCTGACAAACTAAAAGACTGGTGCTATGTTGATGACAATGGAAATTTACAAGGTAAGTTTGCAAGGATATTTGAGCAGGCAATAAGATTAGAAGATACTAAAATTATTCAATCTAAGCATGCGGCAGGAGTTGTAGTGTCTCCACAGCCGATATATGACGTGTGCCCTATGGTCTTAGACAGAGAAGAGAAAGATCTTCTAGCTGGCTTTGAAGGCCCTAGCTGCGAAGATG